GGTGCATACCACGTGACTTCTTGATACACATCCAAAATTTCAATGTCTGGAAAGCTGGGTCTAAAACTGCTAAGTGGATTGAATTGAAACACTTTGAATCCGCGATCATTGATTGATGTCAGTGGCAGAACTTCAAGATCACCAAGATCAGGCTCACCAATCAAGATCTGCCAGTCCATGGGCATTTTGATTCTGTGATCTCCTATGCGTAGCACCAAGGCTGGAGCAGTAAAGCTTTCTAAAAATATCAAAGGTATGTAGTGATAGTCAGGATCCACTGGTGTTGAATTGTCCAAGATAGCAAAGCGCATGTCATCTATCTCTTCTGGCAAGTGGTCAAGCTCGTAGTGTTTGTTGTCAAGTGTTAGTATTCTCATGTAGCAAGTATAACATAGTGTGTAGCAGAAATGCAACCTATTATTTCCATTCTAATTTTTCCTGTGTGAACGGATAGTTGGCTTCTTTGTAAAAAACTTTTCTCTTGGTGAGATGTCGCTTTGCAAATTTACACGTTGACGTGATATCCCAGATCTGAACATGGTCTTTGTCTTCTGCTTTTCTAATACCTCGCCCAATACTTTGTATAACCCGGACAAAGCTCTTTCCGGGCTCCACAAGAACCAGATTAAAAATCCTTGGAATATTAATACCCACAGCGGCCACACCGTAAGTCGCCACAATAATCTTATCACTGCTACTTGCCACTTCGTCATATTCACTTTGTCTATCTCCTGCCTTGGTTGATCCTGAAACAAATACTGCATTATCCAACTGTGCTACCAGTGCTTGACCGGCTGCAATTCTATCTACCAAGACTAGAGTGTTGCCTGTGAGATTGACCTGCCGCACAAGATTGGCAATGGTGCTCAGTCGATCTTCTTCTTCCAGTAGATATTTGAGTTCGCTTTGATAGTTGGTAAACTCTGCATGATCAACCAGTTGCACAATGTTCACATGACACTGAGCCAGCACACCTCTGTCCTGTAACTCACTGGCAGCCAGTTGGCTGATCACTGGACCAATGCTGACCAGCAGACTTTGACTTTCAAACTTTTCTTTGGGTATGGTTCCTGTAAGTCCCCAGCGTATAGGTATGTGACTCATTACTCCTGTGAGCAGAGTTTTGAGTGCGTCAGCCTTGGCCATGTGCACTTCGTCTACCATAATACATACCACATCTTCCATGAAGTCTTGTATGGTAATTTCGGCCACACTGTTCTTGGTATTTTTCAACAACACATTCAGACTCTGCCAAGTGCAAATGGTATGTGTGCGGCCAAACTCTTTTCTATCACCAAAAAACACACCAACATCCAGGCCTAAATTTTTATAATCAGCTTCGGTCTGTGTGACCAAACTCTTGTTGGGCACAATCACTATGCTACGACCATAAGGTTCAATGCTGTGACTCAATGCCGCAGTCATGATTGTTTTACCTGCACCCGTGGCCACTTCCTGCATGCACTGTGGATTAGTCAAAAAGTTGTTGACAATTTCCACTTGATAATCTCGCAACATGATAGGTTCGCCAGCACGTGGATGCTTGGCTGGCCATGTTTTGTGTGCAAATGTGGATTCAGTCACCAGAGCAAAATCAAATGTGGTTCGATATGTTCGTTGATCGTCCAGTTCAATGTCGTAGTTGAACTTTTCTAGTATGGGAATAATTTCTGGCAACAGGTTAACATAAGTGCTGCCACCCATTTGAAAGTAACTGACTTTGCCGTCCCATCGTCCTAGCCTCACTGCAGGAAGATATCTAGCATAGGGCACATCGTATTTGAAAGCGTTGACCAGAGCACGTCGAGCATCCAGTTCCAAACCTTCAATCTTGATATTGACTTCATCACGGATTATAATTGTGGCTTTTTTCATTACTGTTAGTATACAACATGTTGTAGCTTTTTACAACCAGTTTGTGGAAGTCAGTGTTGTCAGATGTTTGATGAACGATCAAATGCCATCTGGGCTGATCGCTGTTGTTAAACACCATGTGCCGATTGCTCAAGTCTAACCAAAATGCTGCACCTGGCTCAAAAGGTACGACACCATGACGTTCCATCAAAAAGTAACATTGGTCAGGTTGGGTAATTGCAATGTTGATTGCTGATAATTTACTCTGGTCAGAATCACGATGAACACTTACATATCCGCCGGGCTCCAACCGCATCACACGCAGTCTAAAAAACTGATTGGTTGGCCATGTTTGAAAATATTCCACAGTGCGCGGCATCAATTCAAGTGCTTGGTCAGTCCAGATATGCGGTCGATCATCATTGTAGTAGGCATCTTCTCGGGTGGCATCATAGCTTTTACCATGTATACAAAAACTGCTCCAACCTTGATGTTCGTTGTAGGCTTCTCTGTGTTCAGTCATCAGTGACTGTATGTTTTGAATTTCTTCCAGAATAGTTTGGTATGGAACTGCAAAGTCCAATCGCAACCAAGGCAGTCCAGATTGATGTTTGATCCATTCAAAGTCAGCCGTGGGATTGTGATCAGGCAATGCCACTGTGGCATTACAATACTTTTTAAACATCAACTGATTGATTTTGTCTAGCATTTAGTTTCTGTTGAAATCTTTGATATTCATCCACTGTGGTGTGTATCAAGGTCCACTTGTAGTTTAATATATTGGAACACCATATGTGATCATACTTATCTATATTGTTGTTCAATACCCATGTGACCAAATTGTCATTGCAAAAATCAACTTGTTTGGTGAGTTGTGCCTGTTGCCATTGTTTGGCAAAGTCCAAGCCAACTGCACTGTCAAATGTTTGATTTACATACTCAACAAATCTTGTGCGATTTTTTAATTTGAGTCTGTCCAGCGGAGACATGTTGAGTTGATCAAGTTCATAATGATTTAGTTGGTGTTGATTTACAAAATCCCAAGCGAATTGGCCATAGTTACTGCCGTTCCATGTGTGCCATAATTGTTTGCAAAATTCAATTTGCACTCGACTTATATCAACTATTTGTATTTGCTCAGTGGCAGGATTTACTATATTCAACATCCAAGACAAGCCAGATCCTGGAGTGACCAGTCTGGGTTTCTCAACTATGTTCACAGTTTCGTTATTAAAAATCCACAGTTGATTTTCAGCTATGCAGTTGTATTCATCAAACAAATCTGTAGGAATATCACCAAACCATTTTATATCTCTGGCTGAGTTGTTCCAATTCATCACAGGACGGGCAGAATTCAGTTGTTGAGCCAAGAGTCCTTGGCCAAATTTTGTCACTGTGGTAGTTATTTTGTCTGTGCCAGGCCGTATCCATAACGGAGTATAATCATCGTGCAGATTTTGATCACTGCGTATAGGACGGAAGTGTTCTACTTCCGTCACGTCAAAATCAGACTGATCAAATTGATCTATGTTCATCAACCAACATTGGTCATTGATATAGCATGACTGATCAGGATGCCAGATCAGGTGTGCTACCAACCCACGATGCGGGTATTGGTCTATCAACTGTTGCCATTTTGTCCAGTCTGTAAACACAGTTCCGCTACGAACAAACAGTGCCAATGAATGGCCATGTTGCTTGGCCCAGGCAAATCCCTGTTGCCACTCGTCGCAGATGAAAATTTCTTGTTTGAGTCGCTCGCCAAATTTGCCAAATTGCACAGTGGCCAAGGTCAGATTCAGATCTGCATCACGTTTTATGATCACTGGCCAGTTCATTCTACCAACACTCGTGTGGGGGTGATGTTGTTTTTTAAGTGTTCAATCACTGTGTCAACGTCCGATACATGCCCGAACACAGTGACAGAAAAGATATCGTGTGCAGTCCATGCAGGAATATTCCAGTGTTTACAACAAGCTGGACTGTATTGTGACCACCAGGTTTCAAATTCTGCTATGCGCTTGTCTTTGATGGTGTCACAGTCTTCCAGTGCCACAGTAATTTTTGGCACCAAAATCAACCATGGTTTTATTAATTCGCACATGCGTTGAACATCATTGGGTTCACCATCCTGCCAATAAGCATAAGGAGTTTTGCCCAGCTCTGACCATTTTACAAACACATCTCCAGCACGAATGTTGGTAGTAGAAGACTCCAGCCATTGTCTGTTGAATTTCTTTTGTAACGGTCCAGCTTTTTCTCTATAGTCAATGTGCAAGGTTCGAAACGCAGGATTGATTGTTTTTTCACAATAGTGAATGTGTTGATGATAGTCCAACCACGCAGGGTTACCATTGTAGTTTTTTTCGTAGATTTTGTGTATGGCATTGAAGTATGTTTGATCTTGTGTAAGACAACGATCTCGGTCAAGTGTGACTGAAACTTGGCTGGCATAATATATCAATCGATCTACCAAATCAGCATGTGTTAAGCCATCCAAATAATAAGGACTATCCCAATCACGAAAGTCCAATGGTATCGGAGCAAGATGTCTGTATATTTTTTTAAAAATATTGCCAAGATGCGAGTCGTCGATGGCCAACTCCACAGTATTGTTGTTTGAAAATTGTATTTTCATGAGTTATTTAACGGTGCCAGTGCACAATACAAAAAAACAGGCACCTAAGTGCCTGTTATAAAAGAACTGTATGTCTACAGTTCTGGAGCTAACTGTCAATTATGCATTCTTCATGCAAGTTGTTTCTGCCATCATCTTCCACTTGAGCGGAAAACTCTTTACCAAATCTGCAATCTTCAGTGCCATACGCAGACTCATCTCACGCAAGCGATTTTGATTGGTGTTCATAAAGTCAATGATGTCGTCTTGCACACACTCTTCAAATTCATAGTCTTGAAACAACACACCATCTTTGGCAATTTGTTTGATACGCAAAATCTTGTCACGCATGGTGTCCAGGGTCAAGTCAAGATAGTGACAACGACTCTGCAATGCATCCAAGTGATCCCGCAATTTCTGCGATTTCATTTGATCAAATTTCAAATTCGTAATAAAGATAACACTACCTTTGAATTCAAAACTGTCTGGGATGCCTTCTCTGCGCAGAGTGCTAGACTCACTCAACCATGAAATCTTACGTTTCTTGCCTGAGTCAAGAGCACCCTTCAGCAAGTTAAGAGCAACATCATCTACCAAGATTGAGTCACAGTCATCAAACACCAATACACAGTTGGCATCTGAATACTTGTAAAGAGTCTGATACAAGCCAATGGGTGTTGCTGAACCTTTGACTACCTCGGCTCGAAGCTTCTTACCAGCAATCTTGTCAAACAAACAAGCCTTTTCAACTTCTTGTTCTACACCAAAGCTCTTGCCTACTCCGGGTGGGCCTGACACAATCATAGCACGGATGTCACCAGCAGTGGCAGCTTTGGTCATTTCATGCAAGATCTCAAAACGATTTCTAATACGAGACATTGCCTCTTCTTCTGTTTCCACTGGCTTGGCTACTGGTTGGGTTGATACCAGCTCTAACATACTCTCTCCTTGAGTAACGAACTCATAGTCCTGAGTTCCTGTAACATTAACACGAATAGTTTCAGGCATGTTAGGAAACACACCGTTGTTTTTTACTTTGACAAAACTGTTTTTGCCTGTGGTAGTAATTTGCTCCACCAGCTCAAAACACATACCTGCTACACTTTTGTTGCGATAAGTGCCTGACAAAACACGAATATGACTGTTTGACATACTAGCTCCTTTTTAGTTTATACAAGTATTGTAACAAATTTGGGATTTTGTGTCAAATGCTGGTGTTGTTTTTATACAACACTGCTTGATCTTGTTGTTTTTACTGTCTATGCTGTTATTATAGCAAATGGGTGTTTTTTGGTCAATCTGCTAGCAATTTAGCACGATGTTTAGTGTTGCGTTGATACAACACACGGCTCTGCTCAATTCGTGGACGAAAAGGCAACTCGCGATCAAATAGAACACGATGTGCTCGGGGTTGTGGGTTTTGAGTTGGCTTTGATGCTTTCATAGTGTGATAATTATATAAAAAACACTATTTCTAGTCAAGACATAAAAAACCCTACTAAATTGTAGGGTTATAGACAAAAAAAGTAATAATTTTGTGTTAATTGGTCAATGGCGCACAAATACCAAGACTCACATTAAAATTACAACTTATAGTGCTGCCTGAGGGCACAAGCCATGACCAAGTGGCATTAGATTTAGGTACGGGAGGAACCTGCTGAACTCCGTCTATGAAAACACTGCTGCGACAATCCGGTGTTCCTTCTGAATTAGGTGGATTGGAACCGCTATATACATTTTCAAACACAGTTGCAGTGCCTGCTACTAACGCAGTTCCTGTAATTGATGTAGCCGACACAGTTTGCTCTTTATCTACAATCCATATATTTCCGCTGCCACTTACAATTCTTGTTCCAGGAGTAATTCCGTTGCCATCCACTATTACTTTTCCTGCCATACTACCCGAAGTTATTGTTCCGATAGTCAATGTGGTTCCATTGATTGTGCAATTATCTGCGGTAAACGCTTGTCTTATTGTTTTGGTCCAATTGCTGTCTACTTCGCCAATGACTATACCATAGCCACCAGTGACTGAGATTTCCATAGGGTATGATCCAGCAAAATCTGTGGGGAACAATGGCGAATCCTCAATTGTAAATAATATTGGACTTTCTGAACCTGTGACTATCAATTCATTTGGCAGTGTCGTATCGGTTGTTGGCACTTCTCCAGAAAATACCTGTGTGCCATTGATAGTTGCAGTCAATGATACATTGCTACTGCCATAAGCATAGCCATGAAATTTTAGTGTTCTGTTTTGAGTAATTGCCATGTAAGTTCTCCTAATGTTATTTATCAAGATATCAATTTACAGTATTTGTTGACAGAATTCTGTTAACATTTTTTCTCTGTGCCATGCAGTGGCTTGAGGAGTATCAGCAAAGTCGTGAAAACAAGGTGTGCCCAAGGTATAATGTAGCAATTTGGCTTGATCATTGACTCCATATTCGTCTGGTAACCAGTTCCATTCCGTAGGCAAAGTTCCAATTTGATCGTCATTTAACCAACAAAATCTATGTAGATACTCTCCTGTGAAAGTTTGAATGCTGACTGGTGTAAGCTGACGATTATCTGCATGACCACAGTTCCATAACATCACGCTAGACCAGTTTTTTCTTGGATAGTCTTGATTGGGATAGCCAAGATATTTCACAGATCTTGATGTTTTATAGTTGTGTTTGACCACAGATACTGCCGCATCGTTGTCTTTAAAATCCCAAAGTTCAGTGATATCACTGCGCACAATCATGTCACCGTCGATAAAAACTGCCCAATCTTGATAATCCATCAAGTGTGGTACCAAAAATCTAGTATAGATAAAATGGTTACTGCCGTCGGTGTGTGTTTCTTTGTAGTCAGAAAACAAGTTTAGTGCCACAGGCACTATGGCCACTGGTTTGGTTGCGTGGCGTATGATACTGTTTGCACACACATGATAAGCAATGGCCGCAGTGGGATCATAGCCTATAAAAACAGGCAAGGCCTTCATAGACGTTCTATGTCTTCTTCCACACAGTTACGACCATACTGTATTTCTACCACACGCAGGGGTTGATCAGTTTCGTTGCACAGTTGATGCCACTGTGTTTGATTGATATGTATGTGTTGAAACTGTTCAAAGTGGTCAATCAGTTCAGTGTCGGTGCTGTGATTTACTGTGTATACAGTGGCCCGACCTTCGGCCACAAACCAATGTTCGGCACGATCTGCGTGGCGTTGCATGCTGAGTCGTTGCCCAGGATTGACCACTAGTTCTTTGACTTTGACTTTTGGCCCGTTTTCATAAAGCACACTGTATTCGCCCCAGGGTCGTTGAGTTTTAGTTGATTGCATATTAAAGTTGTCCCATCCAAGTTAAATTATGATCCAGCCAAGGTACCACTAGATCCTGCTGGCGCAGGTATCCATGTTGTGCTACACTTTTCATTCCACTGTCTGGTAAAAGATTGCGATCAGCAAGATCATACCACGTAGTAGTTCTAGGATCCAAGAGTTCTTGAGAACTTTTATATACTATAGCATGTATACAAGGATCATCAGGAGTTTCTTTGAAAAATCCTCCAGCACAGTCCCAACCTGAGATGGCCAATTGATGTATTAGGCCAAGCATGGTGTGATGATGATAAACGCCACTGGGCTGAAAATAAGCCAGTTGGCGATGATGCACAAGAATGGTTTTTGGCACTGTAAGTAACAACATAGCGCCTTCGCTGGCAATGGACCGCCAATGTATCAAAGTATCTATAGGATTCAATGCGTATTGAAAAGCATCATGACACCATAGCACGTCATAGGTTCTATTATTGCCGAGTGGTATGCTATCTTCAAAATTTGCTCGATGATGTGCAACATTAGGATATTTTCCTGGCCAAGGGTTGTCTTGAAACATGTCAACACCAGTGCAGGCAATGTTCAATGGTTTAGGATTGTCATCTCTGGTGGTCAATGTAGCCCACCAAGCCAAATCAAGTCCATTGCCACTGCCTAGATCAATCATAGTGCCAATACTTTCAATGAACTCGTCGTATTCACGCAGAGCATTCAGTGTTGTAAGACTGTGCTCGTGACTCAGTTGTGGAGTTGTAAAAGTGATCATATTTGTATATCTTCCATGCCTGCAGTTCTCAATCTCACAATGTGACCCATTTGCCACTGTTTGGTATCCAGCCCTTTCATGATACCCAACCATTTGTTGCGCAACAGGGCTACTTCATTGATAATGGTTTCAAAGTCAACCACTTCGTCTTCACCGTCTACATACTTTTCTGCGTCTCTACTGGTCAGTGCACGAGCATATCCTTCTAGATATTTTTGAAAATACCGGCGTCTTAGCTTACGGAGTTGTATCTGCAGATAGTTCAATACTGCTTCAATTTCCTGAAGCTGATTGAATCTGTGTTCAGTGATGCCAGGCAGTGCTGAAATATTTTTTTCAACTATGCCCCCAATACGACAGTCGCGTTTGGCTGACTCAAGTTCTTGTTCGTAGTGAGCAATAAAGTCAGGTATTGCACCCATATTTGCTACTACACGGCTATACCACATCAGTCTTCCCAGTCGTGTTCGTCTTCTTCGTCCTCAGCATCTTCATCTTCTGCATAGTCACGATCATTGTCCAAATACACAGTAAGAGCTCGTTTGATGTCAGAGTCGCCTTTGAATGCTTCGCGAATATCATCAACGTCCGAATCATGATCAATCAAAATTGACACAATAGTTTCAGCTGCATCAGCTCTATCCACGGTGTTTACATATCTTTTTAACTCACTCCAAATTTCACTGATCACTATCTCACTCATTCCTCGTCTCCTTCTGCATTAACTGGTTCTTCTTTGATGTTGGCAAAATCTTTCATCACAATATCTAAACAACCATCATCGTTGCGTTCCCAACCTTTACGGAACTTTTTGATGATTTCTCCATCACTGGTAGTAAACACTAGACTATTGCCTTCTTTCTTTAGCAGGCCTTTTTTCTCAATCAAGTCAGTGAGTCCGGAATATGGGCTCATTCCTGTTTCATAAGGAATCTTAACTTGCACACCTTCAAATGGCTTGGCATATCGTGTTTTCATTACTTTACAAGCTGCTCGGATACCCATGACATCTGAAATTTTATTGCCGTCTTCATCTTCTTTGAGCTTGAGTTTTTTCATTGCAACTACGATACTAGACGCATAGATAAAACCTTGACCTCCTGAGATCTTGTCGTCTGGATCAAACATGTCTTGGCTGGCATAAGTGTGATTGGTGCAAACCAAACCTACGTTGTAACTGCCAAACATATTTACACAGTTACGAACCAAGGCAGTAAGAGCCTTGGGCTTGCGACCTAGGTCACCTTTCATTTCGCCCGCATCAAACTGATTCACATCAGTGGGTGTCAACAACATGCCCAAGCTGTCAATCACAAACATGACCTTGGGACGCTCACCGTCGGGCAAGGCCTTGTAGT